TAATAATGCATTTGTGGTGAAGTGGAATTCTAATGGATTAAATTATGATAGCGCAATGTTAGTTACTATACCAGATGGTAATTATGATACAAATATAAATAACACAGGTCTCACTAATATCGAGGTAGCTATTAATGCAGCACTTCAGAATCCAGACAATAAAATATTAACTGGTACTCGCACTATTTCATCCGACGCAAGTTTTAATTTGATATATACAGTTGATCCGACTTCTGGAAGAAGTATATTTAGTGGAGATATAGCAAATTTAAATACAGGCAATGCAGATTTTCAAATAGTTTGGGCAGTGAATGCAGATGGAACCCCATCTACTGGCGTAGAACTACCATTTTTCTTGGGATGGTTATTGGGTTATAGAACGAATGTCTACAACAGTGGTCCCGGGGTTGGTACTACACAATTACCCGCGTCTTTTGTATCCGAAGGTATATGTTATATAAAAGGCCCGTCTTATATTTTTGTCGCAATAGACGATTACAACAATAATGTAAACAATTATTACATCTCCGCATACAATAGTTCGATTAATAGTAAAAATATAATCGCTAGAATAAATTTATCATCTATTCGACAAAACACAGGGTCTTATCAAACTGGCGAAGATGATGGTTTTTCAACACAAATTAATAGAAGTAGAAATTATTTTGGTCCAGTGAATATTGAAAAACTGCGCATCACTCTATACGACGAATACGGTCGTGTAGTCAATTTAAATAATATGGATTGGTCCTGTTCACTCATGTTCGAATGTGTATATTCTGGTTAAACTGCAATTCAATACTCGTAATCAATTTGTAAATTCGGAACTCATATTGTCACAATACCCGCCTGTAAATATTGCCGCATATTCTATGCGATTTGGCATCGTATGTGCGTTTGATTCATAATAAAAAGTCCAAGATAGATCACCTTGTATTGTATCATTGTGTATACAGTCGTATATTTTTCCTTCGAATTGTGCATAACTGCCTCTATTAATTGATGGATCTTGTGGAAATATATTGGTAGGAATATTACCGTACCCACCTAATCGATTTGCCAATATATGTCCGGCGTCACAATTGTCTTTTCCATCATCCTCCAACATTCTAGAATATTTTTGAGTACAGCTTGTGGTTTCGCTGCCATTGTCTAGGGAGGTGGGTAGCACAGTTCCTGTTGCCGATACAACTACAATTTCATCCTTATGTTGCGCGTATGTATATGTAATTGTTGTTCCACCATTTCCCATAATGACCGTGTTTTTTCCTACAATCGGACAGTCAACTTGTGTACATACACAGTCGGATGCGGTCGATATCCCAAACTGTAAAAACAATGCTAAAATAGGAAATAAATACATCTATACTATATGTCGTCAATATATCTAACCATGACATATGAATAATCAAGAACTTGATAATTGACTTGGTTTCATAATAATTATTATGAAACCAACATAGTATAATATCTACACCAGATAGGGTCTTAATATCTTATGAAATGTATTTAAAGTAGATATCATATAAGTGTATATACAATGCCATCAGCACTTACTACACAGACCGAGAGAGAGATTCGATATGAACACCGTCTCCATAAGAAGCGGGTTGACCAACAAACAGTAGACCGTTCGGTGCGTCTTTCTAACAGAAGTAATGCAATTTCAGATGAGGTCTCTAAAGAGATTGTTTCAATTCAAGGAAAAAAAAAAGATCATCTGATGACCAGATCAGCATCATCTGGGTTGTATTTTTCTACCTATTCTTAATTGTTAGTAATTTATTTCTTGTCTCGTTCCTTGTCCTTTTTTCCCCTATTATTTTTATCGAGACTCTCTTGTTTGATATTGTTTAAATGATTTTCTTGACATTGTTCCTGTATCCTGATATGTTTAGCGCTGTATTTTCCGTTTATATCACGGTTCCGGCGCTCCTTGTCCTTTTTCGTTTTTCGCTTGTCGAATTTAAAATCCATATTAAATATTGGTTGCAGAATAATTGTTACAAATAAATATCTTCAATTTTTATTATTTATTGGTGAGGTTTATTGAAAAACTTAATAGAAACATTAAAATAAAATTGAAGTCAGAAACTTAAATGGGCTTGTATGTATTCTATTAACATATACATTCATACTGATTATGTCGACAATGCAGTTTTCGGTTTATATTCCCCGCATATTTAACAATGTTCCAAATGATAAAATTATCAGTACTTTTGAAAATTTGGAGTTAGGCAAGGTATCGAATTTAGATATTGTTTATAAAACTGGTGTAGATGGGTCAACCTATAAAATGGCGTTTGTCCATTTCTCATCTTGGTGTCGTAATCCCGCTGCTGATAATTTTAGAGACAAGATTGAGGATCCGTCGGTTGAAGCCAAGCTGGTATATGACGACCCTTGGTATTGGATCGTATTGCCAAACAATTCAACTATTAAAAAGGAGTCCTGTTCATCCTATCAAGTTCCACTAGAACAAGCATTGTCAAGTTACATTAATTTGAACGAATGTTTCAATCGCATTAATCACATTGAAGAAGAAGTTGGTCGCGTATACGAAGAATTGTTTGGTCGCGAATTCATTCCTTCATCAAAACATATCAATCAACAAACTTTTGGAGATATTGAATCGGGTGATATTACACCAATGTCGATTAGCGACTTGGACTGTGATGATGTTCACAGACCATTGCATTTGCCACAACATAACGGCAATAGTAGTACGGAAAGCCCATATTATTATGATGAAGTTATGTCGATAAGTAGTTCTGGTGACAACTTTTATGATGTGGAGCTAGGTGGCCCAACAGATTGTTATGATAACAATTTCAATGATAGAAAATACGATAGACGCTGGGTTACAGATAATATTTGCGGTAATTCTTAAAATGATTATCAAAAATAATTATACTTCTATTACAGATTAAAAACTTAAAAAATTACAAATTAAAAACTTAGAAACTTAGAAAATTAAAAATAAAAGGGTATTACAATGGGAGGAGGAATATTACCTGTTGCATTAAAGAATAACAAGGTTTATTTTTTATTTGGAAAAGAAAATGAGTTAGATGATACACCCGGTTGGGCTGATTTCGGGGGTGGACACGAAAACGGTGAAACCCATTTTGATACTGCTCTTCGAGAGGGATCTGAAGAAATAAATGGATTCTTAGGTTCTGCAGAACAATTAAGACATAGAGTTAAAAAGAACAAGATTGCAACCATTCGATTCAAAGAATATAGTACCTATATATTCAAAATGGAGTATGATGATAATCTTCCTACTTATTATAAGAATAATTACGAGTTTTTTTCTAGATATTTACCACACGTGAAACATAAGAAGGAGAATGGTTTATTGGAAAAATCAAAAATCAAATGGTTCTCTTATGAAGAATTAAAAAAAAATAAAAGTGAATTCAGAAGTTTTTATCAACATATCGTGGATTTAATTATAAAAGAGGAAAAACAAATCACGACTAAGATGAACCGATGCATACAGAGTAGAAAGAGGAAACATACCCTAGTAAACAAATTGAACAAAACTAGACGATGTAAAAAATAATGTTTATAAACATTTTTATACGATTATATATATATAAATATGAAGTTTACGCGTAAGAATGGCAAATCATCTGGCAATAAGACGCGCAAAGCACGTGGATCTATGTCTGTGAAAAAAGACATAGTCACCTATATGTTGCAAATGTTAATGACTGTAAAATTATACCATTGGAATACTTTGATCCATTCGGTTCATATCGCGACCGACGAGTTATATGGATCATTGAATACATTGATTGATCAGTTTGTAGAGGTATTACTAGGGAAACATACCAATATTAGCGAGAAAAATAAACATGACATTTTGAATATTAAAACATTGCATTTGAACAACTATAAAGACAATGGTAAATTCAAAAAAGAATTAGAAGGGTATAAAAAATATTTGATCCATATGGACAAGTACTTTAGTAAAGTAGAAAATAGTGATTTATTTAATATTCGCGACGAAATATTAGCCGTTCTTAATAAAATTTCCTATTTATTAACCTTGAAATAGTAACGCGGTAAGTTTAAACGAGAGAAAATAAACATAAATTAATAATAATGTCGGTCATTACTATTAATAATAATACTATCTTAGAAGATCATTTCTCTCAGCACCTAGAATATCAGCAACATTTAAAGGATCAGTATGGGGAGGTGAATACTCCTTTTTCGTTTATTTTGCAGATGTTGTCAATTATTCCAAAGGAAAATTATCAAAATAAAGACAGTGTGTGGTTAGATGCTGGAGCTGGTCGTGGTAATTACAGTGTATGCTTGTATTTTATGTTATTTATCGGCCTCAAGAATAGCATACCAAACGAGACTGTTCGACGAACTCATATTATTGAAAAAATGATTTATATGGTAGAACTAAACGAAGATAATATACCCTATCTTCGAGAGAAATTTGGAGAGAAATCGAATATAATGAATATAGATTATTTGGAATGGGAACCCAATATGAAATTCGATTTTGTAATTGGGAATCCACCGTATAACTGCAATGGAGTGAAAAAGGTTCCTACAAAACAGAATATAAATAAAAAAACAGATGGAACTACAATTTGGTGTGAATTTATTAAAAAGAATATTTCTCTCTTGAATGCCAATGGACAAATGAATGTGTTGATACCTTCTATCTGGATGAAGCCAGACAAGGCTGGAATGTACGAGACCTTGTTACAATATCAAATAGACAAACTACGAGCATTCAGTGCAAGCGAAACAAACACAATATTTTCATTTCATGTGCAAACACCTATCTGTTATTTTTTATTAACAAAGAGAGAAACTAATGGAAAAGTAAACCTATACGATGCAATCAGAAAAGAATACTGTCCATTTTATTTGAGAGTTAAGTTCCCGATTCCACTGTGTTTTGCATCTATTGTGAACAAATTTTTAGCAATTACGGATAAATACGGAAATATGTCTGTGATAAAAACAAATATGCCGAAAAAAAGTGTTCGGTTAAATCATACCTATTCAGAGGCTCATCCGTACAAAAATGTAAACACTACAACACTGTCTAAGAACAAAGAGCCGGAATTACAATTAAAATACAGCAACGAACCATTGATGTTTCACGGAGTTCCAAAAATAATCATGGCGCATAAAATGTATGGGTTTCCGTATATAGATAGAGACGGTGGTTATGGAATATCTTCGAGAGATAATTACATAATCATTAATAAAACGATCGACGAGTTGGAATTAATTAAGGAATTTCTCTCTACCGAACTAATATTATTCTTATTTGAGACTACAAGATATAGGATGCGATACTTGGAAAAGTATGTATTTGACTATATACCTGATTTTTCAAAAATACCGGAGGCAATCGAAATGAAAAGGAATAAAAATGTGAACATATATGATTTATTCGATATAGATAGCGTCGAGAAGGAATTTATAGAGAGTTACTATAGAATAAAATACAAACATTTTGCGGTTTAGTACCTTTATTTTTAATTTCTCATTGATTTATATAATTATTATGAACATAAATAAAAATTGTACTCAACGAAAACTTGATTATTTTAAATGGAAACATTTCACTTATATAAATCAGATATTCGGAGATGTTACAGTTCGTGAAATTATATCAGAGGTATACCCTAACAAATCATTGGAGTTTAGAATAGAAAAGGTGGGTCTTGGGAGTGGATTTGAAGATGGTAGTGACCATCATATACTATTTGACACCTGTAAGAAAAAAATAATTTGTAGTGTGGATACGTTGAAAATACAAAACCCACAAATCAATAAGTATGACACACTCTGTCAGTCATATACACTACTTACTTACTTTAACCGAAAGATATACAAGACGCATAAGGCACGCCAGATGGAGATGATAAAGATGTACCGCGATCTGTTACATAATCGCACATTCGTAAAAAAGATAGAGGATGAAATAGTCAACAACAAGAGCAACAACCAGTTGTGGAGCGATTATACACAGAATGTAGATGGAGATGTATTCATGCAAATGGACATGTCTAGTATTCTACGCAATATACGGGACACGTTAAATAGATGGGAGGATTATGGGTATCAACATTTTACTAGAGACGGAAAGTGTAAGAGCACTTAAAACATAACATATTGCACCGCGATGCGATATAAATATACTTAAAAAAAAGTCACTAAAAAAAAGTCACTAAAAAAAAGGCACTAGACTTAGTGTTCGTTACTTTATTTGTAAAAATACTCTCCAATAAAAGTAATAAAGTAATAAAATAAAATGCAGTATTTCGATCCAGACTATAGAAAGAATCTAAGGCGGCGAATAGTGAATTATCTATATGATAACTTGATGAAAACAAAACTTCCACCAGACATAATGGCCTTTATGATCAAAGCACACCACTTTACATTTCCACTGGCGACATATTTTCTGTTTATGTTTGCCCCATTAACAATAACATATGTAGTATATGCTATTTTATTTGTGTTTTTTGTGCTATATGTATATTTAAAGGGATGTTTCGTTTCGCATTTAGAGTACAAATTAAACAACAAAGATTTTATCAATATTGCCGATCCAATATTGATTTTATTTAATTATCCAATTAATAAGGAAACGCAATATTTAGCAACTTTCTATGCCACAATCGCTTATTTCGCAGGAGCATTTGCTATATTATACATCAGAGTAAATAATCAATAAAATTGATTCATACAAATAATTCGTAGATATGTATGAATCAATTATGAAAAGTAAAACCATTACTACAACACGGTTTAACAATGAAACATTTCATCAAAATCAATCTTATGTTAAGAAGACTTGTATTCGTGGCTGTATATACGGAACGCCTATAAAAATGAAATTAAACATTCCGTTAGAAACCAGCGTATATGTAATAGAAATGAACAATGACAGGAATAAAATAGAAGGAATTGGACTTGTGAACAATCGCTTAGTGCTCGATAAAAATTATCGAATATACAAAGATATGGACTATAATAGATACATTTATAAAGGAATTCATCGTTTAGATGTTGCTACTATAGACGATGAATACAACAAGCGAGTTATTTCTGTTATGGAGCATTTGCTTTTTAAAGGGGAACGACACTGTAAGCGGGGACAAGGCATCACTAGATTGTCTGGATGGATTATGAATAACAAACATAATTTTGATTTTATAAAATGCTTTGACGAAATGTTCAATAAATATATTTTCAAACAGTATGCAAATATTCGCACAACTAACAATTTAAAACTATGAGCAATATATATTTAATGGAATCTTCAATAGATTTGAATGTTGACAGTTATACACAAGAAGATTTATTGTCATTGTTAGATCTGAACGATGAAGAAGATGTAACACATCAAGACATACTGGATGCATCCAATCCTCTTATCAATAGATATACAAAAGAAGACGATTACGATTTAGCCAATTTTTTTCAGGGAGTGCAGAATCGATTACTTCAGGATGTTGGGGATGTTGAGGATGAGGATGACACAGATAATGACGAACAGTTGAAAGAGTCAACACAATTAGGAAATCTATGGAGCAATCAATACAAGTCTCAAGAAAACACCGACCCAAATCAAGCCGATCGGGTAACCGATAGAAAACACCAAGTAAATATATTCGAACAAGATGGAAAGCAAATAATGAATAAAAACCAATTAGGTGTCACCAATGCATATGTACTGCCTGTTGCACAAGGACAATTAAATCCGAATCTAAAAAATACAACCACTCGCCTTGTAAACATAGACAGCCAGTATCGGGATGGAATTTTTCCATACAACCCTGATCCAGATGGACCATCCTCTTCTACAAATTACACATTAGATTTAACGGACATATTAAACAACACAATTAGCTTGGAAGTGACCTCTTTTCAAATACCATATACCTGGTACTTAATAGATGAACTATATCAGGGCAACAATTGTTTTTATATCGATAACAGTATGATAAGCATACCATCTGGAAATTATACAAACGATACACTGGTCAGTACTATCAATGCAAAAATATCCAATATGGGATTTAATGACATAGTTATTAGCGTGGATACATTGAATGGCAAAACATCCTTAGACAATAGTGGTGGTACCCCACATACAATTACATTTTATGACCCATCTGGTATAAAGGTTTGTAATCCTAACTGCAAAGCACAAGAAAAGTTCAATAATAATTTAGGGTGGATATTGGGATTTCGTGGAAATACGACGAATCTATCGAATACGGATCCAATGTATGGACAACTAGTATATACTCTTGGTGCGACAACTGGTAAAATTACCTCGGAGGCATTCATAGATACATTCGGGTCCAAGTATTTTCTGTTGGTATTGGACGATTATAACCAAAATCATTTAAACAAGGGTCTTGTAGGCATAACTCCCACGCAAAAATATGCAGAAATACCTTCCTACTGGAATGCAGACTTGAAAAAAAGTGAAACTGGGTGTACTACACCACAGTTTTCAACGAAAAAAACTCAATCCTATGTTCAGAATGCACCTAGGCGTCTAACGCAAGCACAACTGTACACATTGAACGAAACAACTAGCGCCCGAAATCAGACAAAAAGCGTGTTTACTACATCACCTACCACAACAAATGTGATGGCAATATTACCGCTGCGGTTAGCCAATAATTTATCACCTGGGCAACAAATTATTGATGATTTTAATTTAGATGAGGGTAAGCGCATATATTTTGGTCCTGTAGACATTGAGCGAATGCGCGTAAGACTCGTAAACGATAAAGGATACACGGTGAATTTGAATGGAAATGATTGGTCATTTACAATGACCGCTACCACATTATATCAATATTAACTCGATCGAAAAGAACAGATTAAATCTTGTCTTCACATTCTAATACAATAGCGGCAGGGTAATAAATATCTCCCACTAATCCATTTGATTGTCTGACATATTGTTTTTTAAATTGTTCAAAATTGACTCCAGCGAATTTATTATTTGTGGATTGTTGTGTAGCAATCGCGACATATTGTTTGTATGCTAATTGCTGTTTAGCATAACATGATCCTCGAATATCGCTATTGCTCTGATTTTTTTTGTAAAATAATTCATACGATGGATCTACATATAAAACATCCGCAGACGGATCCATAGTAAATGTATTAGGAGTTCCACCAAAGGATGCGTCTACCGTGACTAATCCAGATAAATCTTCAACATATAAATTACCCGCCCATAAATCGTCAGAATGATTAACTGTGAATTTGTTTGGATCAGCAATATACTTGCCAAATGTGACATTTCTTAATTGATCATAATTTGATGCCCCGATTAATTTCTTACATCCATTGTTAGTACTTGTAAAAATTTCACCTCGATATTCACTACCATTTTTTTTATGCAAAACTCCATTGTTCTTTGCTACATCAACCGCGCCTTTGAATATAGTCTTTGCTTTTTTTCTAGCAATATAATCACTGCCGAAATTGTTACTAGTTAATTTACCAAAACAATTTGCTTCAGCCATTATTATATAAATTATGAGATTAAATTATACAATAAACGACAAAAAGGATAAAAGAAAAACAACTGTTCACATACATTCTACAAAAGATCCCCTGAATATGATTATGATGACTTGTTCATTGCAATTTTCCCCTTTATTTTTTGTTTCAGTAGTCGCAATTCGTCGGGTTTAATTACTAGAACAAAATTGTCTTCAATTTCATTCGAACAGGTATTGCAAACAATAAACTGGTTGTTGTTTTTATGTGGAAATATGTTGCAGCATTTCTTTCGTGAACATACACCTTGGCTACAATGTTGGCATATATCTTTTGCCCTAAACGCCTCACATTCGCTACATGTTTCCCACGCATAAAGGTGATTATATAGGTAATAATCACCATTGTCTTCTTTTACTTGGTCCATTATTAAATTTAATTTTGTGTATTTTTAGCTAATAATTTACATCCTTGTTGTAGGATGAAAACTTCAATTTTATTGGTTGCGTATCTTTTACCTCTTTACAAAAAATTGAACTGGTAAAGTAACATAAAATCTAACATACATAGTAGTTTATACAAAATGGAGTTTCAAATTAGTGATAAGAAGAAATGCGAGACCTTCATTCATATCTTTGCGAATTTAAAATATTTTACGGATAACGTTCTCATTCGGGTAGACGAAGAAAAAATGTATATACAAGGAATGGACAATTCACACGTATGTGTATATGAATTGACATTAGACAAGTCGTGGTTTTCTAGCTGGCAAGTTCCAGAGCCATTTGATTTTGGGGTATTTCTCCCTACATTTAATAAAATCATTCACACGTGGTCTGAAAAACAAACAATTGAAATGTGCGCGACCAATGCTGATACATTAGATATTGAATTTACGAGTGAAGTGAAGGGCGAATTTGACAAATTCTTTCAATTACCATTGATGGACATTGAATGTGATGTATTGGGAATCCCAGATACCGAATACGAAGCGGATATCACGCTCGAATCAGATAAACTAAAACATATCATCGGCGAACTCGCATCATTCAATGATACCATACAGTTTAATTGCAACGAAGAGCGACTTGATATATACGCGACGTCTAGTGAAGGGTCTATGAAAGTGACTATGAATGTAGATGACATCGAGCAACTAGCGGTAGTTGAAGGCGAATCTATTGAAGCTTCATTTAGTATTAAATACATCGCAAATATGTGTCAATTTTATAAAATTTCTCCCAATTGTACAATCCATATGAGTAAAGATGTCCCTATACAGTTTAAATATGAAATAGCCGATGCGTGTTCTATGGTATTCTATCTAGCACCTAAAATAACTGACGTGTAAGAAAGATAGTATCGAATCGTAATTATAGAACATAGTGTGTAAATGTAGATATTTTTTTACGACTATATAATAAATGAATTGTTTCTTTATTCTGACTAGTATTTTATCGACTGTTGCTGCTCTAGATCAATTGGCATTGAGTGGTGGTGGCTCATTCGGTGCAGTTGAAATCGGGATCCTTAAACGTGTCAATGAAATGCATCCAAAGAAATACGACCTGTATACAGGAATATCAGCCGGGGCGTTAAATACAGGATTCTTGTCTTATTTCGAGGATATAAATATTGGCATAAATAATGCGTCAGAGCTATACTCCTCGATTAAAAATCATATGATTTATGAAATTATTCCAAAAACTGGATTGTCTATTCTGAATACCGCTCCGCTACATAAAACCCTTACAAACATAATTGATAATATGCCAAACCAACCATCCATTCATACTTTAATTGGTGCAGCAAATTTATATTCTGGCAAGCTGGATGTGTATAATTTTGAAGACCAAGATGATTTAAGCAAGGTTCTTTTATTGATGTGTTCTTCTGCAATTCCAGTAGCTTTTCCACCCATTCAATTTAACAATCAGTTATATGCAGATGGTGGTACATTAAGCAACGAATTATTACAAGTCGACCATGACAATAATTACTTAAATATCACGCTTATTACACCATATGACGATTTAGCATATGATAATACTCCGATAACTTCTCTAGAAGAAATGATACATAGAACATTTGTCATAGTTAAAAATGATTTCAATAATCCAATGGCGACAATGAATCAGAACTGTAAAAATCCTATAGGAGAGATTAATAAATATTATGTTCCGTCGGCTGTATTAAAAGGATATAGCATTTTGAATTTTGACAAGGGGTCCGAGTTGGTGGACATTGGATATAATAATGTGGTCAGCAAACGCTATCGCATCTGTTAATGTCAATTAGTTATATTTGAAAACGAATTTAAACATAACTAAGCATATTGTTGTAAATGGAAAATAAGATTATTTATCAGTGTGAAAAATGCTCTAAGAAATATAAAACAAAAGTTAGTCTGGATAAACATTTGTTAAAGTGTAAGGTTGTTGCCCCTACATCGAATGTAATGGTGCCTCAACAAGATGAGGCGGTTGTAACAGATGGGTGTAATAGCAACCAGACAAAAGAAAACAATTATGATGTAAATATGACATTTTTAGAAGGAAACAAAGTAAAGTTGGAAATGAAGAAACAAATGGCTAGTGATGCTGAAGAAGGCGAAAAGGTACTAAAAGAAATCTTAAAGCCCAAAGTGTCTGAGAGTTATCAGGAAGAAATTGACAAATTGGAAGATATGATTACTATGTTTAAAGATTTCCCAGTCCCTGAAAATCCCGAGAGCAAAGATGCTACTATTGCCCAACTAAAAAACATTATTTCTATAACTATGACGCAGAGTCAAAATCTGATCAAAGAAATGAAAGAAATGTCAAAAAAGAATAGTTATTATAAGAATAATATTATGCTCGCTGCATTTGTATTAGACAAGTGTAGAAAAGATGTTCCTGACGAAGACGAAGACGATGGCGATGATGAGGACGATTTGTCCAAATTTACATAACTATTCAGTAGAAACAATTCCATACTCTTTAATGAGACGACTATACTTTGTAAATTCGTCAAAGCATCTATCTTTATATGTTTCATTGTATGTTTGACTAGCTCTTACATTTGATATTCGCTCATTCAGATTCAATTCTTCTTCTAAATAGTCAAACCATGATGCTGTTAAATTGTCTTTGAATATATCACGGTTTCGTTGAATCATATTCTCAAGAAATGATATACTTGTTTCATCATTATCATATAACATTTTAAAATTGTCATATAGATAAAAACAGCAATCTCGATCTTGCAGTAATTTCTTATAATCTTCTGGAAACTCAGATGGGTGAATTTTTCTAACTCGTTTTAATGTACTAATGGGCAGAAATTCCTTTATGCCAAAAAAAATCATATCTTCGGGCAAATAAGTTATCTTGTGTAATAAAGTGGCTTCATCCATTATTGTTGTTATGTAGGATTAAAATTTCCTAGATATACTGCAAAACTGGCCGTTTTTATTCTTTGATTACACTAATGAGAATGAATCGAAGTTTATCAACTATTCATGAAAATGATGAAACGGAGAGATTATTTATACCTCCTTCATCATCGTCATTTGTTACACTTATCATAAAATCAGTCTATGACGGATATATAAGTATTTGTGACTGTAGAAAAAAGGAAAGAACCGATACATAATCTATCTACAGCCACTTGAAATAAGTTTGAGTCTAATGTATTCATTCATATCGGACGCAGATGTTATGAATATATCTGGAAAAAATGCGTGTATTATTGATGTAACCGCTCCAAATGCAAACAGTCCAGATAATTCAATGGCAAATTTACAGTGTTGGAAATAGGTCATACACACTTTTTTCGGGTGAGAAAACCACATAATATAGTAAATGTGCAGAAAAATATATTATTTAAACCTTGCACATAATAATGACAAGTAATCATTATTATGTCTATTTACTGGAGTCGACCGACCACTCGACCTATATTGGAGCAACCGTAGATTTAGAACATAGATTGCGACAACACAACAAAGAAATAACTGGAGGGGCAGTAGCAACCAGTAGAAAGGTTGTGCAGGGACAATCGTGGACGCGAGTATGTCATATAGAAGGATTTCCTTCTTGGCAAGCAGCATTACAGTTTGAATGGGCTTGGAAGTTTTATTCTCGTAAATTGTCGCAAAAAATATTCCCTTTAGATCGGAGACGACAAGCACTTGACACTTTACTCTCACTTGAACGACCCACTAGTAAAGCACTAGCCTATGACGAATGGACAGATCCTATAAAGGTTGTCTGGGAAAATGAATAGAATGGTGTGTACTTTAGTAATATTCAAATATTCAAGGGTGTAAGTATCTTATAGAATCGCTGAATTATTTTACAAAATGTTGATTGATAAATGCCGCTAATCCCAAGAATGTATCTGCCATTAAGAATTTCCACGCAATATTCTTATTTTTGTTGATTGCATTGTAAGCAAATAAAAAGTAGAGCAGTGAATGTATTGGACGCAAATGATTCCACCATATTTTACCTCCTGCTTCTACACCATAATCTCTGGAACCACTAATGTATATGTATGTCATACCTATAGCAGGTAATAATGCAAGGTACCCTAAATATGGTAAATATTGGACCCCGATATTTTTTGCAGTAACCGCAAATAACAACCGACTACCGATACACCCAAATAAGAACATTACTAGTCGCGTATCGAATGATAATTGCATATATACTTTAACAGCAGAATAAATATTTACTTGTCTCAGTTTCAGTTCGTCTTGTGCTGATCTTATTCACCTCGAATATTTTTACATTTCCGCGTCGGTTTTAATCTTCAAATATGTATATATGGGAGTAGTAACCAAAAAACAAAAAAGAAACTCCGGTTATAAAAGAAGCAGTCGCAAGAGTAAAATGAAAAACACTAAGACTGCGCGCAATAAACACAACAAAAAGTCGCAATCCCGTCGCAAAAGACTGGGTGGATTTGGCTTATCCAGTATGAATATGAAACAAGGAATCAACACCGCTCTAAAGAAAACACAGCAAGGTCTTACTAAGATGGGGGTTAGAAACATTACAAACATTGAAGAAATAAAAAATTGTCAATTGACTCCTGATTCTACACCTAGATTGTACAGTGTGTTAAGTGGTATGAACAATAGAAAAGAGTTTAGGCCGATGTATTACTATTATATGCCGCTTGATACTGACACCCCTGAAGTAAAGGAGGCGAAATGTAATCGGTTAAATGATTTACGCGAACAATGGATAGAATATAAGAAAACGGAAAGTCCTGTGACAAACTACGGTCCGGACGCAGATATTTCATTCGATAGAGCTACTATTGGTAAAACCGCTGGTATAGCAACAAAAAGTACCAGATATTTTCATTTTCTTGCGCTTAAATATTGTTTCTCGGCAGAAGAGATTCCGCAATATTGTTATAGATTCTTTCAAACATCTCTATAAATTTTACATTTATGCATATATTCATAAATGTAAAAGTAAATTTGTTAGTTATGTATAGGATTGGTACTAGATTGAATAGTCGAATTTGTTTCGCATTGTGGATATACATCAGCTATATTACAAGACTCTCGGCCATTGGATTGTCTTCTATCATCATCTCTATGTGAAAAACGAGATACTCTTGGTGTATTCAGAGAATTCTGTTTAGTTCGCGATGTAGAAAATTTCTCTGGATATAGTGATTGTCGATTTCTAGGGGGGATTGGTGGTAATGGGTTCTTAGTTGGTGGTGGTGGTGGAGCTATATTGACAGTTTTGTGCATAGGATTCGAACCATTATGTACTGATGTTTTTTCTTGATATTGTTGCATCCATATTTCATATGGGCTTTTACCAGCATTATCTAGTCCATTTTTAATATTTTTTCGCTTGTAATAAACAGCATAACAAAATGAGCATATTAAACAACAAACTAGACATAGTGTGGAAATAAATATGATTGTTGTTGGACTATTGTTTACACTTACTGAGCTCAACGAAAGTAGAGTTGGTGATCTAGGTATGGTTGTTTTTGTTGGATTCGCAGTAGGAATACATGTTGGAACGATTGTGGGTGTTCCTGTAGGTTGGCCACTCGGTACAACAGACGGTTGGGTTGTAGGTGTATTTGTTGGATAACTAGTTGGTGTGGCGCTCGGGGGTGTAGTGGGTATTGTAGTAGGTGTGTTTGTAGGTGTGTTTGTAGGTTGGCTTGTAGGTATATTTGTGGGTTGGCTTGTAGGTTGTCCGGTCGGATGAGAAAAACATTTCGCCCAGCCTTCTTCGGAAAATGTTCCACTAGGACATCTTGTACAAACAGTTACACCAATAGTTGAGTAATATCCGGGTTCACATTTAATGCATCCATCTGATCCAATATTAGGTTGGTATCTTCCTGCCGGACAAACAGTACACGCAGTTTGGCCAATATTTATTCCAGAGAAATAACCAACAGGACAATCTATACACATTGACGCCCCTACAATACTTTGATATTTACCAGCAGAACAGTTTTTACATTGAATCGAACCAGCATAGGAGTATTTACCGGCGGCACATATGATGCATTCTGAGCTACCTTTATCATTGGTATATGTACCAGCGGGACAATTATTACATATTGAGTTTCCCACATTATTCGTATATTTACCAAAATCACATTCAATGCAATCGGTTTCTCCGGTGTTACTACTATACTTGCCCGAAGGACAATTTGTACATAAAGCCGACCCCACAACAGAATTATATTTTCCTACCCCACAATCATAACATTTATAGCTACTGCTGTTAGAGTATGTCCCGACTGGACAATTCATACATACCGATTGCCCTGTGGATGATTGAAATTTTCCAGCAGAACAAGCCATACATTTATTGGCCCCTCTAGTAGATGAGAAATAACCAACAGAACAGACCAAACACATTGTTTGGGAAGTTTTACTTTGATATTGTCCAGCTATACATAATGTGCATTTGTTCGCTCCTTCGGCAGAATAACTACCTACTGGACAATCCGTACAACTAGATGATGCAGTGCTAGCAAATTTTCCTGCAGAGCATTTTCCGCACCCACCTTGTCCATATTGTAGTGAAATTGTTCCTATCGGACAAGATGTACATAAAGTATTACCTGTTCCAGAGGCATATTTACCAGGAGGACATAAAATGCATTTGCTAGAAGAAAATTCATTTTGATAAGATCCTTCGGCACAGGGCGTACAATTATCATAACCAACCATAGAATATTTTCCTATTGCACATCCCGTACAACTAGACTGTCCTGATAAACTCTGGTAAAATCCAGGCAGACAATTTGTACATTCGACTGCTCCACTGGTTGAGTACTTTCCTGCTGAACATATTTTGCAGGAGCAACTACCAGGAGAATCACTATATGTTCCACCTTTGCAAGATAAACAATTACTAGCCGTATCCCCTGTGTATTTCCCTGCCACACAATTAGAGCAACTTGCAGATCCAGTACCTGAATAAGTCCCACAACCACACGAATAGCAACTAGTTTTACCAGAATATGGTTGGTATTTACCAGCAGAACAACTAAAGCAATTATCATTAGAAAAGTATTTGCCATTCGAGCATGATGTACATTGTGATATGTCCCATGCCCCAGAACTAGATATTTTTCCAGAGGGGCATTGAGAACATTTACATCTAAAGCTCCCACTAGATCGGCTACATGAACTAGGTGCACAATAATAACTGGAACTACAGTATCCTCTACAATATTGATTCGGATGTCCCAATGTAGATACGCAATAGGACAATAATGGAATCAGCAATAAATTATGACCCGAGATCATATTTATATTGTAGCGATATTTTTAAATCCTCATACTAAATATGATCTCGGGTCATAATTTGTGGACTCATAATGAATAAATACCTACATATGAGGGGAATTATTCTATGGCACAAAATAGGAAAATACTTAGATGTATGTAGTAAATTTACTTTTTTCGTGTTTTCACATTTCATTTTTGACTTTTGAAAATTACACAAGGTTTTCTTGTGTTGTTTTTTGATTTTTGCTTTTAAGTATTGAAAAATGGCGAAAAAAGTGATTGAGAGCATAATGCTCTGTTTTCCATTTCAGAATATTTTAGTTTGTTACGACAAAAATTCCAAACAAATTTTAAATATATTGCGCAAAGTATTTAGGAGTTTTATGTAAGTATGATATATACTTACAATGACTGACGAAAACTCGGCAAAACTCGGCAAAAAATATAACTGTAATATTTGTCACTATACCTGCTCATATAAGAGTGATTTGAATAAGCATTTGTTAACACGCAAACACATATATACTTACAATATACTTACAAATACTGACGAAAACTCGGCAAAACTCGGCGAATATTCGTGTGAGTGTGGAAATACCTACAAACATCGACAAAGTTTATTTAATCATAAAAAAAAGTGCCCCATTGTTCAAGAGAAGGATATAACAAATACTAATTCTAGCTCTACCACAGATATGGAAAAAATGACAGAATTATTTAAGCATATGTTGACTCAAAATCAAGAGTTTATGTCAGATATATTTGATAAAGTCGTGCCAAACCTGGGAAATAATTCACATAACAGTACAAATAGTCACAACACGAATAATTTCAATATACAGATGTTTTTGAATGATCATTGTAAGAATGCGATGAATCTAACGGACTTTATCCAATCCCTCCCCATTACAAGTGAAACCTACGATAGCACGATAGAGAATGGCCTTACAAAGACACTTGCCAATATGATGGTGAATGGTCTAAACGACTTGGATATATTAGAAAGACCCATTCATTGCACAGATGCCTCTAGGAAGACGCTTTATGTAAAGGATGCAGACAATTGGGAAAGGGACAACGACTTGCTACATATACTCAAGGGGATAAAAGAGCTATCTTTGAAACAGCGAACAATGATAAATAAATGGAAGGAGGTGAACGAGGGTTGGAAAACAGATGAAAACTTGCAATCGAAAATGACCAATCTGGTATTTAACTCCATGACACAAATAGAAAATGACGAAAAAGAAACAGGTAGAATAATAAAGTCCATTAGTAAAAAGGTATATTTGGACAATGAAGTAAAACAGGCGTACATCTAACTTACATTACTTGAATATAACTGATAAATGCCTACATATGAAGGGGAGTATTCTACGACATAAAAATAGGAAATACTTAGATATATGTAGCAAATTTACTTTTTTCGTGTTTTCACATTTCATTTTTGACTTTTGAAAATTACACAAGGTTTTCTTGTGTTGTTTTTTGATTTTTGGATTATCGATTGAAAAAAAGGCGAAAAAAGTGAATGAGAGCATAATGCTCTGTTTTCCATTTCAGAATATTTTAGTTTGTTACGATACTTTAAAAATATATATTTGCGAAAGTATTTAGGCATTTTTTTCTATTTCCAATATAGAGAATTAATGGAAATTTTGGAAACAAAAATCGTGCCAAAAAATGCCAATCGTTTTGAATGTAAAAAATGTAACTTTAAATGTAGGAAAGAAAGTAATTGGAATATACATTTGTTGACACGAAAACACAAAATGGAAATAACTGGAAATAATGGAAATGAAAAAGATGCCTCCATATATGATTGTGATGTATGTAGTAAAAGGTTTCAAACAAATTCAGGTTTATGGAAACATCGAAAGAAGTGTTCCATTAATCAAGCGGATGATAAAAAATTTGCTATTAATAATCCTACTACAGACATAGATAAGGAAATGTTAGTGAAAATGCTTTTGAAGAGCCAAGATGTAATGGAGAAATTAATGGAAATAATGCCACAAATGGGTACGAATCATTCACACAATACAAATACAAATAGTCACAACACGAATAATTTCAATATACAGATGTTTTTGAACGATCATTGTAAGAATGCGATGAATCTAACGGACTTTATCCAATCCCTTCCCATTACAAGTGAAACCTACGATAGCACGATAGAGAATGGGCTTACAAAAACACTTACCAATATGATGGTGAATGGTCTAAACGACTTGGATATATTAGAAAGACCCATTCATTGCACAGATGCCTCTAGGAAGACGCTTTATGTAAAGGATGCAGACAATTGGGAAAGGGACAACGACTT